TTTGATACTGATTTTTACGAAAGTATGATTGACAATTTCAATACGGGTGTACTTGGTACTGATGTAGCAATCAATGCCGAACATAGTAAAGGGCCGTATGGTGATGCTGCATTGGGGTGGATTGAAGAGCCAACTTTGAGTAGTGACGGTACGTTTGACTTGAAGGTTAAACCGACTCCTACCGGTAAGTCTTTGTTTGGAAACGAATATCGCTACGCTTCAATGGAGGTAATGCAAAATTTCATCGACCAGGAAACTCGCATTGAGTATGGGCCAACCCTGGTAGGTTGTGCCATTACGAACCGTCCTTTCGTGCATCGCAATGATGCCATTGACCCTATTCTATCTTTTGACCGAACCATCTATGATGAAGTCAAGCCTGAATGGGAACGGGTTGAAGATTACACTGGGAAGATTCAACTCGACTACGCTGGAACTGACTCGACTACTGCTGACAGTAGCGCAGTTTATTATATGTATTCACCCATTTTTATTAGCGAAACTGAACAGAAAGGAGGCAAACCAATGCCGGAAAAAAATAATACTGCATTGGAACAGCCAACCACCACGCAAATTCAGGCATTAGAATTGCCTGATGGCACGCAAGTAACTGCGGCTGATGTTCAGGCTTTGATGGCTACTGTCAATGAAAGTCGGCAGAAAGCCAAACAAGCTGACATTCAGCGCATTGTTGATACCGCCAAGAATCGGGGTGTAGCCCCGGCGGTGCTCAGCATTGCAGAAGCGTTGCTTGACAAAGCCGAACCTGATGCTCAGGCGGTGGTTAAGCTGGAAGATGGTGTGGAAGTCAACACCTTCAATGCAATCGCTAAATTGCTGGAAATTGTTCCCGGGAAAGAAATGACTGAAAAAACCGAAACGATTGAAGGCGAAAAACCAAAAGCGGCCAAGCACGAAAAAGTTGAATTGTCGTTGGATGAGGCTGAGAATATGGCGCGTGAAGCCCGTAAACGCCTGAACATCGGCAGTCCTCAGCAAGTCGAATTGGCTCAATAAGCCAGAAAGGAAAGATAAGAAATGCCAGTTTCTCCGGTAATTAGTTCTTATGAAGGCATTAAGGGTAATCTTATCGCCGCTGGTGAGCCTACTATGGCCTCATACACGGTTGATTACCAGTATGTCACCGAACTGACTCTGCCTGGCAGTGGAGACAGTCGGAAAATTGTTCAAGAGGGGCAAGTGATGGCTTTAGACCCTTCCAGTCGCAAAATTGTACCGAATTACAGTGCTTATGGCTTCAGTGCTGTCGGTGTCAACGTGCAAGATGTTGACGTAACCGATGGTGACGAGGCTTTGGGTATTGTCTATGACGGTACTGTGGCTGAACCTGTTTGTATTGATAATGGTACGTTGGGTACGGTACTGGCAGCTACCAAGACTGCTTTGGCTGACCGTATTCAATTTACCCGCAAAGCACGGTTATAAGGAGGATTTGAGATGCCAACCACTATCCCTGCATTTTTGCGTAATCCTCAACTTACCGGCTATGTCCGCACGACTGATGTCCCTAAAAACTACTTGTTTGAACGGTGGTGTCCGTCTGAGGGTGTTGAGGCCGATGAGTTTGAAGGTTTAGTTGTACTAGATCAAGTTCAAATGGCTCCGTTTGTAGCGGTTGACGCTGAATCACCTAAAATCAACGGTGATTTGATGTCAAGCTATAAATGGCAAGTAGCTTTTATGCGCCATAAGGCTCGCTTCAAAGAAAGTGATTTGCGGGTTTTTTGGGAGCCGGGTGTTGATGACCCGAATACGCTGGCTTTTGCTTCCAGCCGAGCGCGTGAAACGAAAATTCGCCGGACGATTGATGCCCTGAGTATGGGTGTTGATGCCCGTAAAGAATGGGTTTTCTGGAACGCGATGGCTGGTAGTGTAGCCTACGATGATGAAAACATTCAGTATGAAGTCAACTTTGACGGGGCTTACATTGGTTCATCGAATCGCAAAACCCCCGATACGTTGTGGAGTGCAGCCAGTCCGACTCCCATCACTGATCTGTCAGATTGGATTGAAGAAATCAGTGATGAAAGCGGAATTGATGAATGGATTATGGTCACTACGCCCAAAGTGCTTGGCCTGCTTTCTCGCAGTGAACAAGTGCGGCAAATGTGGTCTGTGTTCCGGTCTAATCCTGCCGCGGCTGAACCTGACAGTCTGAACCCTGTTACACCAGTTCAAGTCAGCGGGGCGATGCAACAGTTGGGTATTATGGAAGTAATCAAATACACAGCTAAGTACACATCTTTGACTTACGCGGTTAATAAAACTGCTACTCGTACCAAGACCCGCTTCATCAACGACAATGACATCTTCCTGCTACCTGCCAATCAGCAATTAGGTCGCTTTGCTTCTGCTCCGGCAATGGCAAACAACTGGATGTCCGGTAAGTTCGGGTGGAACAAGCAAGAAACTGACCCGTGGGTACTGGAAGTTGGGGCTGGGGAATACGCCTGGATTGACTTCCCGCCTCCTATGCACAACAGCGTTCTGCAAGCTCGCGTAGCGTAAGGTTTGGATAATGGCTAACAACGGCGATATTACATACATTGATATTGAAGCATTTCTAGCACTTGGTCGCGATTTTCCCGAAACAAGTACCACGACTTTGACCCAGAGTGATGTTGATGAGATATGGACTAATATCAATGCCGATGTAAACCTCATCCTGGAACGATTAGGTTTCGAGTTGCCGGTCACTGGCACAAATTCTGTCGAATGGCTGGAACTGACCAAGAAATTCGGGGCGGCTTCACTGGTAATTGATTCGCTTGGAGCGCAAAACTCTGAGGAAGAAAATACCAGAGCCACCCGTTTCTGGACTAGATACACTCAACGACTTGATGACCTGATTTCATCCGGTGGTGAAATTCTAACCGATGCGCCGGTTCAAACTGACCCAATGCCCTCCCGTGTACCTACGGTTTATGGGCAACGGGTCAGTTCCAGACGAAAAAGATACCTAAGATTTCCACAAAGGGCCGCGGCTGACCAATACGATGATGAAAATGCAGTCCGTAGTACCAGGGCTGGTTGGAAATCGTCTATTAGGGGCTGGTAATGTCACTATTGACACCTGAAGGTATCCTCAGACAAATACTGACCACGTATGAAAATGAGTACGCTACATCGCTAGCGACTGTACAATCAAACTGGTCATCAATTGAGGATATTGAACTGGAAGATTTCATCACTAGGCAAATTGCCAGCGATCCGTCATCGCTCGATAAACAGTGGCTTTTACCGGCATTATCTGCCACAATGGGAACTATCAGGGAATCTACCGAAACCGGCACAATGCAAATGATGTCAACCTGGTACGATATGCAAACAATGATTACTTACTACTTCCAACATCCCGATGCAACGATACTGGCTAAGATAATTAGCAGACACGTTGAAGCTACGCTTGATTTATTCAAGCGGTATCCTGGATTCGGATTTCAATCAGGCAAGAGTAAAATCGTACCGGGAACAATCCAGTTTATCCCCAGCCGTGTTACCCCCAGAGGGAACGTAATGGCAAAGGGGTTAATGGTGCAGTTTAATTACAGGTTCTTGAATTATGCAGGTTAGTTTTGAGTTTGACGTTGACCCATTCGATGTAGCTTCTACCTTGCCACAAATGGTTAATGAGTGGCGAAAGGAAGTGGCATTGTCGTTTGACGAATGGGGGAGAGAAATGACCAGCATTGCTTTTGAGTTGAGTCCGTCTGACAAAATCAGAAACGTTGATAATAGACGCAGACCTGAAAGCGAATCGTTTAAGAACTTTTGGGAATATCAAATTAACTTTGATGGAACTGACCCCAAACTTGAGATAGGGAACACTGATGAAAAAATGCCATTCATCGTATTTCCTACCAGCGGTGGAGCTACAATAGTTCCGGCAGAAAAAGATTATCTGGTGTTTTACTGGATGTCAAAAAATAGCTGGAATAAGAAATTTTCTGTTAAAAAGGGTGCAACCCCAGGTCAACCTGTCCACGAATGGGCAATTAACGAATTCAACATTGACCAACATCTATCTGATTTGGTCAGATAACTACAGGAGGTATAAATTATGCCTAACTTTTGGCAAGAAGGGGTAAACGAAGGCAACATTGTTGGCGGGCCAGCACGTGTTCTGGTCAGCAAGCGATCTGTAACCACTTATCCCGAACTCATCAGTGATGTACTTGACCTGACCACATATCAACCCCAAGCTGATTGGTACGATGTTGGTCACACCAGCGAAGCCTTTGCTAATACAAGTGGTTTTGACACTACGAATTGGGTATCTCAGCAAAGCGGTATTATTAACGTGCAGGTTGGTAATTGGAACCGACGCATTAGCCTGACATTGATGGAAGGGCGCAACAATACCGTGATGGACTTGGTTCACGAAGCTGAGGGACGCACGTCTAATAGTGATGGCGATGAGGTTGAATATTTCTATGACAAATCGAACATTACCGAATGGCGTGTGGCGGCAATCAGCTTGCAGGAAAGTGAAGTAGCTGGCGAGAATATGATTATGGACGTATTCCCGTTCTGTAAGCGTTCCGGTGCAGACAGCGAAACCAGTTGGTCACGTTCAGACCCTCAAACGCACACGTTAGAAATGATTCCGTTCCCTGAACCGGATGCGCCGTATGACGCGTCGTGGTATCGTATCAGCCAGACTTAATGAGATAAGGGTGATAAATGGCTAAAAAGACCAAACGTATATTTGACCCTGAAATTTACATTGTAACATTTGGGGGGAATGAGTATGAGATTTCCCCCCAACCAATTGAGCGCGTGATTAAATTTCAGCAAGCAATTGAAGAATTGCTGGATAGTTTATCAGACTTTTCGACAAAATACTTTGTCATTGATGAA